ATCATTTGCTACAAATACATTCTTAGTATTACTCACATACGAAAAAGGACATAGAATATTATTTACTCGTTATACAATGACCTCAGCAGGTATGTCTATTATACCTGAGTTTATAGAGAAGCTAGAGTTGATGGGTGTACTTGATCAGTTCACTGTAAACAAGACAGAGATCATAAACAATTTAACAGGCAGTTCAATATACTTCAGTGGTATTAGAACCAGCAGTGGAGATCAAACAGCAAAGCTTAAATCTATACAAGGTGTTAGTACATTTGTATTAGACGAAGCAGAAGAGTTAACAGACGAAGAAAGTTTTGATAAGATTGATTTTAGTATTAGATCGAAGCTCGTTAAGAACAGATGTATATTAATTCTAAACCCTACTACAAAAGAGAATTGGATATACCAAAGATTTTTTCAGAATAGAGGTGTTCCAGATGGTTTTAATGGCACTAAAGAAAACATTACTTATATACACACTACATACCAAGATAACTTAGATCACTTGTCTAAATCGTTTGTTAAGCAAATAGATGTAATGAAAGTTAGACGACCAGATAAGTTCAAACATCAGATCGAAGGAGCATGGCTTTTAAGTGCAGAGGGTGTTATATTTAAGGACTGGAACATTGGTAAGTTCAATAATGAATTAGATACAATATTTGGTATGGACATAGGATTTTCTGTTGATCCTTCAGTTTTAATAGAAGGTGCAATAGATAAAGACAGAAAGATTATATGGCTTAAAGAACATTACTATAAAGCAGGTTTAAGCACAAGTCAAATATATGAATTGAATAGGAGACACGCAGGTGGCAGTTTAATAGTAATGGATAATTCAGAGCCACGACTTTTAAGCGAGATAAAAAACAAAGGACTGAATGTAATACCCACCATAAAAAAGAAAGGTAGTATTCTAGCAGGAATCTCTTTGATGCAAGATTATCAAATAATAATAGATGACAAATCTGTGAATCTAATTCGTGAATTTAATAACTATACTTGGAAGCTAACAGGTGCAATTCCTATCGATAAATTCAATCATGGCATCGATGCCTCAAGATATTTAATTCAATATGCCCTAACAAGATCAGTGCCACATGGTAGCTACTTTGTTAAATAAAAAATGAAGATAGGAAACGTTTACATATTAGACAAGACAGAACAACAAATAGTTGAGTTAGTTGCAAACCAAAGACAGAACAACAAAGTCAATACAGGTTGGGACGGCAAAGGTACTGTAAATGAAAAAAGTGGTGTAGATTTAAACATAGTAGGTTTTGGTGCTGAGTTTATATTTTGTAGGGAATTGAATCTATATCCTGACTTTAAAATACACAATACATCTAAATCTAATGGCACAGATTATTATGATGCAGTTTATAAAAGTAAGACAATAGATGTAAAAGTAAATAGAAATCATAAACACCCTCTAATGATCCCAAGCTATGCCAAAAGTGAATGCGATCTGTTTGCTCTGTTTAGTTGCATATACCCTAGATATAGATTTGAAGGGTTTGCTACTAACGAAATGGTGTTCAATAAATCTAATATACGAATGACAAGAGTTGAGAGTTTCGTAATAGAAAAGACAGATTTATTAGAGATAGACAAAGTTTTTTAGTTTTTTTTTATAATATATTTGTCAGTTAGAGATTTATTAACTATATTTGTTAATATCTAATAATTAAAAACAAAGAAAATTATGAAAATTTACAAGCAGTACAAAGATGAATCTTTTAAAACACTAACACCATTAAATAAGTTTATAGAACTTACAGAAGGTAAAGGTTATTACAAAAAAGATACAGCATTACAAACACTAAAAAAGTGTGGCATGGTTCAAACTCATTGGGCATGGTACACATTAAATAAAGATTAAAACAATGAAAGAAAACAAAAAGATTATCCCAAAACACTTTAAGATTAACGAGGATTGGATACAGAAATCTAATCAGAATCTAGTAATGGATTTATTAAGAAAACAATTTAAAACAAAGAAATAATGTCAGACATCAGAACTCAAGAATTATTAATTCTAAACATAAAAGAATTAGAAGAAGAGGTAGCAAGTTTACAATATGATATTAATTGGCAAAATCATTATATGAACTTCTTAGAAGGCAAGAATGATGAACTACATCATAAAGCTACTGTACACGCCAATTACATTATGAACTCAACTAAAACTTATCAGATATGAAAACAGAATACAAAAAAGTTATTGACTTTTACAATAATTCAACACCCAAACAACATCAATATTTTTTACAATTAATATCGCAAAACATAATGCTTTTTAATGCTGAAAGCAAAGAATGTTTTGAGTTTGATGAAGAATATAGTATAAACTTTAATGGTACACAACATCAAATAAATATCAAATGAGAAAGTGTAATAAATGTGCAACTATAATACAAGAGAAAGCAAAGCAACTATTCTGTTATAATTGCAAAGGGTATAAACTACCTTACGAAACTTATAAATTTTATTCTATATCAAATCAATTTAATAATAAACAATTATGAGAAACAATATAACTTACAAAAAAGTACGTCCAATGAGAAGATGGTTTAAAAGCTTTTTCACATTAATGAATGACATTTTTAATCCTAAATGTACAAATCATAAATGGCTTAGATACCCAATGTATGCTATAAATCAAGAGCATAAAGACATTATCATGGCAAGTAAAGTAGAAGATATGAATCAAAATATAATAATAAACCCAGAACTATAAATTTAATAATATGACACATCAAGAAGATTTAAACAGAATTGAAATCAAACACCTTAGAGAAATGCTAGAGATATTCAAGGCAGAGATAGTAAAGCTAAAAGATATGAATCGAACACTACAAGCCAAGAATGAATTGTATCTACAACAATATGAATCAGAATATAGAAAGAGTAAAGTATAAATAAAAACAGAAAACAATGAAAAAATTTGAGATATTTGAAACCAAAAACTATGGCTTATTTAAATACTTGACATTTAATAGAGATATAGATAAAAAGCATGTTGATTTACTTTGTAATTCAATTACTAAATTTGGTTTAGTTGTGCCAATAATTGTAACTAATGACAATTACGTTATTGATGGTCAACACAGATTAGAGGCATTAATTCAATTACAGAAACCTGTATTTTATGTAATAAATAATAACGTAAATAAAGATTGTGTTGTTGACATAAACACTAATCAAAGAGGTTGGAAAGTTATTAATCATATTAAATCTTATGCAGTAAAAGGGAATTTAGAATATAAAAGATTATTAGAGATAATTGATGATTTTATTGATGACTTTACGCTATCAGGAATTACAGATGCTTTCAATTCAAAACTAAACAAAGGTTCTACATCATTAATTAAAAAAGGGGTTTACGAATTGAATGAGGATTTGGGGGAACAAGTTTTAGAGAATTGCATAAGTTTAAAAGATGTCATTGGCAAAAACGCTGTATCTACTAAATTCGTTAGGGCACTGAAAAAGATAATGTTTAAGAATGAACACTTTGATGTTGATAGATTAATAAAGAATTGTAAAAGCGTTAAAAAGATTTATATTTATAATAATGAATATGATATTATACAAGAGATATTAGACGTTTATAATTACAAACTTAGAAGCAATAAATTAGAAATTTAATAAGTGAGAGTTCTAACGTTTAAAATAAAAGAAGTTGGACAAGAGCCATACCAAAAGCAATTCAATACGGACAGGTCAATTCAATACACCATTGAACAATACTCAAGGCATCGCCAAATTCAATACATGAATTTAATAGAGTAGATTATAAATTCAATAGACATAAATTTAATATACCCCAGCCATTCAAAAAATTTCTGTTTTTCTGTTCGGTTCTTCTTGGGCAATTTGCAAAGCTAAAAACAAATAAAGCACAAAAGCAAACTATTATTCTTATTTAGAATTAATATAAATTATTAACTTTCTTTGTTAATTATTTTGTCATGTGGAATATTTATATTTATATTTGTGTAAACATTTAAATTAATACTATGAAAAAAACTTATCTTAAATTAAACCAAATTTATTCAGTAGATTTTGACATTTCAACACAACTATACGAGGTTGTAAACGTTACACATTGGGCAAATCAGCCAATAATTAAAACCTTCAAATATCAAGCAAACGCATATAAATTTGCCAAAACTTTAAGGGGTTCGGTAATTAGTCAAACTGAATTACATTAATATGAAAACAATATTAAATATATTATCAAACATTTTTGCATTTGGTTTGTTCGCCTTTGTTATTGGCGTTTGCTTATGCTTATTAATCGGATTAATTTTATAACTATGAAAAAAAACTACACTATACAAACAAATATTGAAGAAAATGAAATTTCTTTAACTATACATTCAATTTATGGATCTACTTTTCAATATTATGAAATAGATGAAGATTTAAATTTATTAATTGATGATAATAAAAACTTTAAATTAAGATGTCAATGTCTTAATACATCAATGAAAAAAATGAAAAATTTATTAGAAAAAACCTTTGAAGATGCCTATATCAGTTGTTTTGATATTTGTATTGATAGAGGTGTAAAAGAATTAATATAAATAACACAACTATGAAAACAAAAAGAATTAAAGAACTAAACGCGATGTTTAAAGCACCTAAGAACGCACCTAAGCAACGTAAACCACTATTTGAAAGGTTTGTATTACATCCCTTTACGATAGCGTTAAGCGTGTATTTATTCATTATATTATCAATTATTATTTTAACTCTAAAACTATATTAATTATGAAGACAAAAACTATTGACGTTAACGCCAAAGAATGGTTCGACAAAATTAACGGTAATTCCTATTTTTGTGGCACAATAACCCTTAACTATTCAATGGATAATGAGGAAACTTTTTTAATGCCGTTTCAGTATGGTTACGGCTCTTCTTATGAATGTGAAGCCAAAGCAATACTAACACAATTTAATAAAATAAGTGGTAATTGGTTTCAAGGTTTATATACATATTGTAAAGATAATAATATCATTTATAGGCATAGCATAAAAAGGAATTCACTAAAAAGGGAATTAAAACAAATTGAAACAGATTATAATAATAACTTAAATAAATAAACAAATGAAAACATATAAAAAAAATTTAGTAGTAGCAGAAAATAAAGTATATTCTTATGATATTTTAGTAGGTGAAATTATTGGGAACAAACTTAAACAACTCCCTTATAAATTTGAATGGCAAGGTAAAATAAAAACATTTTCACCCACTACAAAAAGACATTTAAATTATTTGGCACAAAAAGAAAATTTAACATTAATATAAAAACCATGCACAGAATCGAAGCAAACATTTTGCACCATGCAAACAAAAGAAGAGAACAGAGAAAGTTCGCAGAGCTTACAAGATATTTATACAAAGAAATAGAAACTGATGACCATACTATAAATTATTTCAATAATATAAAACACCATCTTAAAGAACACAATGAATACTTTTTGACAAACTATAAAACATTAGAAGAGTTTAACAACAATGAACCTTACAGAATTATTATTAAATTAAATTAATCTTTTAACGCCTTTTATTAATTAAACGCCCCCTTTTTAGGGGGTTTTTTTATTCCTTACATTTTGTTAGATTCCTAACAATTAGTTATTTATGATTAATTAAATGGATGATATATATATTTTCTTTTCTTAATCAGCTATACAAAGCCGTATTAAGCTATCTAGCGTTAGATTTAACACACTTTAATTGCATAGTGGTATATTCATATCACTTGATCAATTTAAATGTCTTATATCGTCTTAAAATCATTTTATATTATTTTTTCTCTGTTATTTATATTAATATTAGACACTCTGGGTGTTTTGCAACGTCAGGGTGTAAGGAACTAACTCTCTATACACTTCATACTTTCCATCTGACACTTGTATATCCCTTATGAATTCAATACCTTTATAAATCTAAAAGGGTATGGCTAGAAAAATTATACATGACGAAAACTATTTAAAAGCAATATCTTATTGCATGGACAATAACATTAAGATATATGCTGTGCCTAAAAGCAGCAAAGAATACTTTGTTGAAGTTAATGACAATGGAAATATATATCGTAGTCCTGAGGCATATAATTTAAAACAATGGAGTAATAAGATCATTGAGTTATATGTATTCTACTACTACAAACATAACCCAACCGACAAATAGTCAGATA